TACTACTTGATGTGGAAGGCTACGAGACTCCCGCCATCCTTGGAGCCGCCACCACCATTGAGCGGTGCCGCCCTGTCGTTGCTGTAGAGGCCAAAGGGCTAGGCTCTGCCCACGGCTGGCCTGACGCCATGGCCCACGACTGGCTAACTGCGCGAGGCTACAAACTGGCCGAGTCGATAGGCCGCGACAACATTTACACTCCATGAACTTCGTTTGCGTCCTCAAATCAGGCGGCATCTACACCCCCGCCCATGTCGAGCGCCTGCGGGCAATGGTCTGGCGGCCTGTCACATGCCTGACGGATTGCCCAGACGTGCCCGGCCCCACTTTGCCGCTCCGGCATGGCTGGCCCGGTTGGTGGTCTAAACTTGAACTCTTTGAGCATGACCTTGGGCACGTCTGTTACTTCGACCTGGATGTGACGGCGCAAAGCCTTGACTGGCTGAAAGACCTCGACTCCGCCGCCTTCTACGCCATGGCCGACGCCTACCAGCCGGGCGGCTGCCCGGTCAATAGCTCAGTCATGGTCTGGCAAGGCCCCATGCCTGCCATCGTGGCTGGCTTTGGGCCGGAAGCTATGGCGGGCTGTCCTGGCGGAGATCAGGAATGGATATGGCGCAAGCTAGGGAGTGCTATTCGTTTGATCCAGCCGCCCGCCGTAGTGAGCTACAAGAAGCACGGCAAGAAGGCCGAGTATGGAGTGGTGGTGTATCACGGCAGGCCAAAGCCTTGGGATGTCGCAGAATTTGAGCATGAACTACTGGCGCTTTTCCCAAACTCTGTGCTGCCACGCAAAGAACAGTACGAGGTAGCTTGGGGGGCGCTACACACCAATGTTCAAAGGTATTCCACAGGCGAGCGGGCACATGCAAAGTGTTGGCTTACTTATCGCGCTTTCGACGGCGAGGTTACATGGAATGACTGGTTGAAGAATGTCGATGCGGTGAAATTGCCACAAACTGGCCAGCCTAAAATGGATGCCCGCTGGTCCACCTCGCAATCCGCCGCAGAGGTGTATCTCAAAATCAAGAATGAAGCACCATGGATTGAGGAGGCTAAAGGCTACCTAGCAACCTGCCAAACAACTTCCGTCTTAGCTGACAACCCTGGAGCTTGCGCCAACTTAGTCCGAGTCGGGAGCCTGCTAGCCTACAAGCAGTACTTGGACGGCGACGAGGAAGAGTGCGCCGTCACCGTATCTGAGGTTTATCGGCTTTGGGGTGAAACGTGGACGAAAATCAATCCCATGGAAAACCCGTACCGCTATATCGAGATGCGAAAGGACTCAACCCCGTTGTATCTGATGATGCGCCTCATGCACGCCATGGGCCGCGTTTCAGTGTATTTCTATAAACCAGAGTGGGCCGAAAGTTTATTCAAAACAGAAGAAAAATCGCCGTGGTGGAGATGCGTTCTCACACTTGCGCGCCATCCCCGTTGCCTCTGGTGAATCTCCCTTCTGTTATCGGCATCACCATCGCCACGCCGGGCTATTTTGACTTGGCGGAAACTGCCGCCGCCAGTTTCCGCAAGTATGCCCGTGCTCCAGCCCTAGTCCTGACAACGGATGAGGCTGGGTACGACTGGAAATACACGCTGCCCGAGATCGCCGGAGATCGCGTTTTTTGCTTCTTCGATTCAGACGTACTTTTCATCAAGCCCCTAGACCTCGCCCCCTTCCGCAACATCGCAGGCATAGCCGCCGTCCGGGACGCCAGCCGCCAAGCCCTCGACTCGTTCTGCCTGCCTGATGCCTTGGCCCTCGACTTCCCGCCTGACAGATACTGCAACACCGGCTTTTTCTTCGCCAACGCCCGCCAGCCTGCCGTCCGGGCCGCCTTCGACTTGGCCCGGCGGCTCATGGCAGAAAGCCGGGCTGGCATTGGGCCAGTCTTGAAGGATGTAACCGAGCAGAGCATACTCAATGCCGCTTGGCATAGGGCTGGCGTGGATATGATGTTTTTAGGTAACGACTGGAATTTCTGGCCCCATGCCTGCCATCGCGGATGGCTGGACTGGCAGGGCGGTATTAAGGTGCTTCATGCCGCCGGGGTGCCATTAGCCGAGAAGGCCGCCTTTCTGGAAAGGCACCGTGCAGTTTTCGAGCCGTAAGATTCCCCTTGCAAGAAAGTCATAACTACACACAATATAGCCAATATGTCCGACACCACGACAGCGCCTTTTGATCCTGCCTCACTTTTGTATGGCAGCCTAGATAAGTCCCCAGAGGCCTTCGCTTCCTCCTTCACCGCCGGGGCCGCCAAGCCAGCCCCCGTGAATGCGGCCCTTTTGCCCGACCCCGACGACGCCACCGGCCACGATCCCGCCAATCCAGTGCCCGCCACAGACCCAGGCACCTACGAACTCAAGCCAGATAGCGAAGTCACCGCCCCAGCCGAGGCTGTGCCCGGCCAGCCTGCCCCAGCCGCCGAGCCGGTTGACTTGGCACCTGTCTTCACGCAGGCCCTCGAAGATTACAACTTCGCCGCCCAAGCCGCCCAGGAGGCCGCCCAGAAGCTCGCCGACCTCCAGAACAACGCCGAGGGCATTGCCGAGTTTACGCCCGAGATGGCCGACGCCATGGAGGCCAAAATGAAGGCCGCCGCCGCCGCCGAAAAAGCGTTTGAAGAAATCGGCGACGACTCCCTTGAACTGGCAATGAGCCAGTACCCCGAACTGCGTGACGACAACCACCCCGCCACCTTGGCCGTAAAGAGCCTGCTCGCCGTGAACCCCGAGTTCGCCAGCAGCAGCCCAACCGCCGTGGCCGAGTATGCCGCCAATCTGGCCGCCCAGATGCGCGCCTCAAAATCTCCCGCCGTGCCAGTCAGCCAGCCTCAGCCCGCCCCTGGCCCCGTGCCAGCCAAGGCCCCGGCTGCCCCGGCCTCGACCAGCGTAGCCATGGCCCAGCGCCCCGCGCCCGGCCAGCCAACTGCGCCTGACATCGTGGCCCAGGTCCGGGCGGCAGTCACCGGAGGCGCAGGCCTTGCCGGGCTGTTTGACTCAGTGCTTGGCAATTCGCCTTCGCTGGGCAGCGTAAGAATGTCTTGAGATAGCGGTAGCCGAAAGGCAGCCGACGCCTGTGTGGCGTGACGACAGATTAACAAGGCCCAAGAAGCCTTGAGGAACAATCTGCTCGCAAATCACCACCACACTACCGTAATGGCCTCATATACCGAAATCAACGCTCAGACCGTTCAACAGCTTGTTGATCAGTCCCCCACCTACGCACGCCAGATCCTCTGGGTGTCCTCTATCGCCTTCGATAACGAACGCTACAACCCGTTCTCTGAACTCATGGGCGGACTTGGCTCCGTTAAGCCCGTTAAGGAAGTGCTCGACACCGCCAAAGTGCGCGGCAACACCATCGTGTTCAGCTCCGAAGCTGGCCTCGGTGGCAAGGGCGTCCAGGGCAACACCAACCTCGTCGGCGCTGAAGAAGTCCGCAAGTACAGCCAGTTTACGCTGACTATCGGCCTTCACCGTCACGCCGTCGCCGAAACCGTCACCACCAAGGATCTGACGTTCATCGGCACCACGTTTGACCAATCGGCCCGCCGTGGCCTCAACGAATGGGTGCAGCGCCTCAAGTGCGACTGTATCGAAGCCGTGATGATCGGCAGCCTGGAGAGCTACAACACTCTCTACGCTGGCAACAAATCCAGTGTCAACGCCCTCACCTCGACTGATGTTGTCACTAAGTCCACGATCTCCCAAGCGAAGATCATGGCGAACGGCATCAAAATGCAGGAAATCGAGATTGCCCGTGGCCCCAACGGCCAGCGCATCCTCAAGTACTTCTTCCAGGGCAACGACTACCTGTTCCAGGGCCTGCGCGAAAACTCGACTTGGGAAAGCCTGCTCGCCACTGCTGGCACACGCGGCCCTACCAACTACCTGTTCGCGGGCAGCCTGCCGGAATATGATGGCGTCATGCTCAACAACTGGGCAGTCTCCAACACCGCCGCTGATGCTGCCCAGGGTGCGTTCTGCGCTCCCCGTGCCTACCTCGGCGTGGCAATCGCAGCAAAGGCCACCACCACCACCCTCACCGCTCTCAGCGGCGGCGGATTCAATGGTAGTTCGGTGCTCACCACCAACGCCGTTGCGAAGACTGCAAACGACTACTTCCGCTACTTTCCCGGTGCTCCGTTCACCGCGTTCGAGCAGACGTTCATCGCCTCCAACACTGACAATAAATACCTCATGGTCATCAACGGCTCGGGTGCGGATGCTGGCAAGTTCAGTTTCTTCAAGTACACCACGACCGATGGCTTGACCATCTCCGACACTGGCCTTACCCGCCTTGGCTCCACGACCTCGGGAGACTACGAAACCACCCTCACCGGCTCCACGATTACCTGGGGGACGGCTCCTTGGACCTCTACCTACCTCACGGAAGGCATTATTCCAATCGGTTCCCTGATGATCCCTTGTAACAGCAAGGGACAGCCGTATGTGTGCGGCTACTTCCTCGGCAACAATGCCGTGTACTGCGGCTACGGCACCGTCAACGGCAAGGCCAGCACGGCCATGGGCCAGCGCGTCACCCAGGAGAACGACTACACCAACCGCTTCGGTATCGGTGTCCAGATGGTCTGGGGCGCAACCGCGTATAAAAACGCCGCGCTCATCAAAAACGGCTACATCGTCGTTTACGGTGCTTGGAACGCCCCCGGTATGCCGGAGGTGAGCTAACGGTCACGCCTTGGGGCCGCCTAGCCCACCCGCCGGGCGGCCCTTTTGGCAAACTCAACGCAACCCTCTAGCTACCTACTTCAATGCTCCAGATCACTCCCATTCCAACGAATCCGGCGGACCTGCCAGCCCTTCTGGGCTCCAGCCTGTCCACCAATCACCGCGTCTTTGTTTACGACTCGTCCAAGCCATCCGGCGATCCTCGGATCTGTGCCGACATGACCTTGGCTCAGTTTTTCAGCGGCGTGAATGCCCTCGTCAACGCAGGCACAATCAGCGGCCCGCGTTCCGATGTGGTGGAAGCCGTCACAGCAACCGCAGGCGGTGTCGCCATTGCGGCAGCCTCCAGCCACGTCACTGTCACCAGCGCAGGTGCCAACGACATCGTTATCTTGCCCGCCCCCGTGGTAGGCAAGCAACTTGTAATCAACGTCGCTGCAACCGGCTTTGAGCTTCGCAGCTCAGACCCGGCTACCATCGCCATCAACGGCGGCACAGGCGCTAGCGCAGAGTCCGCGATTGCCGCCAACTCCACATGCTACCTCACATGCGTCTCCGCGACTGCATGGAAAGGCTGGTTCATGGATGCCGACGGCGACCTTGCCAAGATCGAAGCCGCCGCCTAAGCCGCCCGGCCAAACAATCAGCCAGCCCGGCCTTGCCTTTTCGGCGGGCCGGGCTTATTGTTGGCCTACGACATCCGATGCCAGTCCTAGCCCCCATCACCCGCCCCGCCACGGCCAAGCAAGCCGCCATCTTGGCCTTCTGCCGAGCCAGCCACGCCGAGACAGGCCGCCTGCCAAGCAGCCGGGCCATCCAGGCCAAGTTCGGCCATGCCAGCCAGACGGCGGCCTTGTTCCACCTCTGGGCGCTCGTTCGCCGGGGGCTGCTGGCGTATGATGGCAATGCGCTTCCCAAAAACCGATTCACTATCAAACCATGATTACTCATCTCCAAATCACCTACCCGCAACACCCCGGCCAAGCCTTCCCCATCGCCGCCAGCAACGGCCAGACCTTGCCCACCCGCGCCCGCTCAGACGTGAGGCCCAAGAAAGGCTACCCAGTTCGCATCTTAACCCGCGCCGAGTGGGACGACCAGAACAAGGTGGCCGGGCCATACTTGGCCGCCTACCAGCCCATGCGGCCAGTGCCAGACGTGGACTTCGAGGCCGAGGACGGCAGCCTGCACCCGACGGCGGAGGCTTGCTTGGCGCATGAGCTACAGGCCCGCTTTGGCGTGGAGACGCTGGCGGAGGTAGAGGCCCAGATGAAGGCCATAGCCGAGGCCGCCAAGCTCACGGTGGGCGATGTCGAGGCGGCACTCTACGACAAAAATGGTAATCCGCCATTTTCCGGCGTGCCAGAAAGCCAGACAGAAGCCCAGCCCACCCAAGCCGAGGCCGCCCGCCTCCTAGCCAGTGCCGTTAGCCAGCGCGGCCTCAAAGTAGCCGAGGCAGCCACAGCCACCGGCCTCACGCCCGCCCAGGTGCGCGCCACGGCCAAGAGCCTGCCGGGCCAGTTTGTGGAGAAAAACGGCAGAGTGTTCCTTGTCAGCTAACTGCCATTAGCCATGTCCACCCACCGCCCACGCCTCACCGCCGGAGCCTATGCCGCCAGCCTCCGCGACATTGCCCCCAGCATCACGCCCGACCTCAAGGCCGCCCTAGCCTCCGGCCCACTCAGCCTAGCCGCCCTCGCCGCCAAGGCCGGGCACAGCTTCCCCGTCACGGCCTCGGCGGTCAGGAGCCAGCCAAAGGCCTTTGCCGAGCGTGGCGGGCTGGTTTACGCGCTCTGAAAAGGGCTTGCCCACGGCTGGCGGGCGGGGTATAGCTGAGGAATGGCTATAGTTGCAGAAATCACCAACGCATTGCTCGGCATGGCCGGGCTGGAAGAAGTTAGCCACGGGCCGCCGGGCTTGGAGGAGCGCATCATTCAAGACATCAATCGTGGTCTTGAGCATGTCGGCGAGTCAAACCCAAACATCTTTTACCAAACTCGGCCAGATCAGGCTGAGGTGATCAGGCCGCCCGCCACGGTGACAGTGACTTGCGTTCAGTATTCCAAAGCGGTTACGTTTACCGGCGGCTATGTCTCCACTTGGATGCCTGGATGTGCGATCCTCATCAATGGCGACAGCACGCTCAACCGCATCGAGGACGAGGCCAGCCCGTCTGCGCCAGCCTTGGCAGAGCCGTTCATGGGGGCGTCTGGAACTTACTCGGCCACGGTGTACCACGATTGGATTGCCCTACCTACCGGCGTCCGCCAAGTCATGGACCCCGTGAGCCTCGACAAGCAAACAATCCTCCTGCCCGCCCAGGGAGCCTCCGACTTGAATATGGGCTGGATGAACTACAGCATGGACTTTGACCGCCGCTACGCTGGGCTAGTGCTGGCCTTGCAAAAGCAGGTGCAGCTAGCCTCCCGATACTGGCCCTACGCCCAGATGGTGCTTGGCACGCTTCGCGGCGGCCTCATGCTCGACACGCTGCCGGGTGAGGCTCACAAGCTCGTCTATGACGCTAGGAAGCTCGTTTTTGCCCCAGTCACTACGTTGGCGGACACCCGCACGACCTTAACCCCACAAGGCAAAGATGTTGAGATTCTTTTGCCCGTTGTCCGGTGGTTCTTCGCCTCGTACCAGTTCTGCTCAATCCCCAAAACGGAACTGGAGGCCGACTTTAGCCTTGCCATGACAAAGGCCTCGCAACTCACGATTGCCGGGAACATACAGAAACGCTACCGCTACAGCCAACAGAGATAATGGGAGCGCAACTTTACACACACGATGTCCGCGAGTTTGGTACTCTGGCGAGTTCAATTGAGTCAACCGACATGGGAGGGCGGCTACAACGCGCCATCAACACACTGCTCCGCCCAACTGGCGCAATAAAAGGCATTCCCAAGTACACCCGACTCTGGGCCACGTTCTCCAGCGAAACCGCCGCTACTAAGATCCGCAGCCTGCCCTTCACTGGCTACCCGTCCGGCGTGGGCGTGGACGGGGCGGCCAGGACGGCCAATAAGACAGTGCTGGTGCGCGTCTATCGCCAGGGCAAGAACTTTATCCTCTTCTACGACCTCACCCAGAGCAAGGCACGCGGCCTCTTTTATGGCGGCGATGACGGCAGTTTCACCTCCGGCGACTACGATTTCTCCGCAGGCACGCCCACCTGGGAAGTATTGGCCGTAGGCTTTGACGCCAACGCCCGCTGGTATGGCAAGCGCACGGCCACCCAGCTTATGCTGAGCAACAACGCCAGCACAGACACGCCCGGCATCTTCCAGCTAGGCCGCACGGCCACGCCGGGCAAGTGGCGCTCGGCAGGCAGCAACGTCCAGCCAGCCACGCCGGTCATTAGCCGGGCCACGCCTGCGGGCACCAGCAACGTGCAGGCCAAGTGGGCCTTGCCGGGCTCGGCGGGCTCGGCGGCCTTCATGTTCCGGCCCGTGGTGGCGACGGATTACGTTTACAGCTACTCAGCGTCAGCAACGTGCGTTGTCTCGGCCTCGGCTAATACGCTGGCCGTGTCTGGCTTTCTGCCCACGGAGGGCATGGCCGTCTTGCTGGTGGCGACCTCGGCCCCGGCTGGCCTCACCAACAACACGCTCTACTACTGCAAGTCCGTTTCCGGCACGACGACAAGCCTAGCCGCCACGGCTGGCGGGGCCGCCATCGACATCACCACGGCGGGCTCTGGCGTGGTGCTCTACCAGCTTTTCGGCCACGGCTACAGCGACGCGCAGGCCATCACGGTCACGACATCGGGCACATTGCCTGCCCCCCTCGCCACGGCTACGACCTACTACATGCGGGACGTGTCCACGAACGTCTTTTTCTTCAAACTGGCGGCCACGGCTGGCGGCGCGGCGATCAATCTCACCACGGCTGGCAGTGGCACGCAAAGCATTGTGCCCACAGGAACGGCGGTCAGGGCTGGCACGGCCACGCTCACGTTCACGGCGGACGCGACGAACTTCCCCGGCTCGTCCGGCAACAATCGCATTCAAGTAGCCATCCAGCAATCAGCCTACGCCACCTCGATTAGCTCCACCCTCTCCGGCAGCGGCACGACCAGCAACCCGTACCTCTACACCATCATTACGGGCAGCACCGGCCCCATCAACTCCACCGACGCCATCGTGGCCTACGTCAACGCCGATACCCGCGTTGTGGGCATTCTGGAGGCCGCCAAGTCCGCCGCCGATGCCACAAGCGACACTGGCAGCTACGGCCCGGCCTTCTTGTCGGGCGGCCTGGGGGCGGGCACTTCGGAGGGCCTGACTAGCCAGACCTGCACGGTGTATCTGCGCTATTTCGACTCGGGCACGGAGAGGCTAGGCTACGAGGGCGTTTCCTCCGACATCTCCAACACGATCATCTTGGACGAGTCCACCCGCTCTGACATCCTTGTTACTATCACGCCAGACCCGGCTGCCGAGGGCGGGCGGTTTGATTTGATCCGGGTGTATTTCCAGTTTGGAGAAGGTACGGCTGCCGTGTGGTCATTTGTGGGTGATGTGGCGAATAC